AGTGACTCTGCAAATGCGCCGTCGCAAGTTTCGTCCCTTAGCCCTTACGGGCCGAGACGTCTTGCTTTATAACGGCGCAGTGTACAGCGATCAACACACAAACATGGAGATCGCTGAACACCAGATCACTTGGAGTGAAGGACACCCCGGGTGGAAGAAAGCCCGAGGTACACAGAACGTAGGAGGACCCTTTGAGACGGTCAGAACTCGCTATCGAGCGAATTTTGATCTGAACAAAGATGACTCCTTTTGGTCTGGCGGTTCCCTCGTTTATGCTTATGAGGGAAAGTTTCTGCCAGACCCGGTACCTCCCCGTGCGCTTTTTGCTAATGCGTCGGAAGATGAGGTGCTTGCGTTCGTGCCTTCATTGGGAGATCTGACACTAGGTGCGAGGGGTGCGACCGCTATCAGCGACAGCGCTCCTACAAACCCAGTGTCAGATACCTCCGTGAACGTAGCTGAACTTCTCAGGGAAGGTTTACCTTCCCTGGTTGGTTCAACACTAGTTCGCGGTGGTCCTCGTAACATTGGACAGAGTATCGGTGGAGAGTATCTTAATCTCCAATTCGGTATCCTGCCTCTGTGGTCTGCGATTCAAGACACTGCGAAAGCAGTGATCCAATCCGACCAGGTCGTCAAGCAACTTCTCCGGGATTCCGGGAAGAATGTCCGACGGCATTACAAGTTCCCAACAACTGTGGACATGACAGAGACTGTTCATCAGCCTCAAGCTATGCCATGGCCTACGTTGACTCTGAATCACTGGACCAACAACGGCATAGCACCCTTCACCCACGTCAGGACCGAGAGGTCCGTGTGGTTTGATGGGTGCTTTACCTACTACCTTCCACCAGAATCAATGGAAGGATTAGAAGGCGCCGTAAACAAGGCCAGATTGATCTACGGGGTAAAGTTCTCCCCTGATGTCATCTGGAATCTCCTTGGTTGGTCCTGGCTCGTCGATTGGGCTGTTAACGTTGGGCCCGTGATGAATAATCTCGGGCTCTTCAGCCACGACGGCCTCACACTGCGGTATGGATACACGATGGAAAACACCAAAGTGTCCCGTACCACCAGCTTCCCGGGTCTTCGGACCGCGGGAGGCGGTTCCTTGCCGCCCAACCCCACCTTTTCTTTACATGGTGAGCGTAAGCGACGACTGGAGCAGTCTCCTTTCGTACTTGGTCTGACTGACTCGCAGTTTACTGCTCGTCGAGCCGCTATTCTAACGGCTCTTGGTCTGACCAGGATGCGCTGATCTTCAGCGCGAACCGCTCCGTGAGGAGCGGCTGTTCCAATGGCAACACCATCCATCCACACGAGGCAACAGGTTTATCGTAGCCTGGGCCTTACTCGCATGAAGGACATCTTGTGTTTTCTGATCCCCAGTCTGTGACGATTTCCGGTTCGGCCAAGTCGCTGCCGCGCACTTCTAGCACCGAGAACGGTGCGAAGTTCGCGACCAGTGACCGAACCCATCGGATGTCCGTCGCCCATAACTATGGGCGACGACAGCGCCACACTATTCGTCTTGAGGTGGACACGATCACGGCTAACCCGCTTCTTGCGGGTCAGAACGTGGTCAACTCCATGTCGGCGTATCTCGTTGTCGACCTTCCGGTCGGCTACGACACGACGACTGCCAAGGCCGTTGTTGACGGCTTCCTGGCGAACCTCTCGGCGACTAGTGGCGTTAACGTCACTAAGCTCATTGGCGGCGAGAGCTGAACGCTCTCACGCCTCCGAGCGGGGCCCCGATATCCTATCGGGGCCCCCAAGGATCAGATACCAAGCCGGATGCGGTACCCCCTGAAGGAGGACGCATGAAAAGCCTGGTAGTCCTGTG